TGGTGAAAAACTTGCTGTCGGCACTAAAGAATACAAGGATTGGAAAAAGAAAAACGCAAACAGAGATGTTGAAGAGTTTCTTGCTGATATTGCTGGTGGTAAAGCATCACGTATGGAATTTACAAAAGGTGTATTGCCTAAAATAAATCAATTTGTAAAACAATTAGTATCAAGAGTTAAAGTTGCATTAGGTGCAGGTAATTTTAAAGATATATCAAATGTTCTTGCTAAACGAGTACAAAAAGGATTTTCTACAGAAGGTGTTGAGTTTGCAAAAGTAGCTGAGGATGATGAGTTAGGAGAATGTCTTATTTCACAAGCCCCACCAAATTCAACGTCAAGACTGGTTGTTTTAGTCCATGACAATCTTACTTGTGCATTATTTAAGGGTTCTACCTGTAGACCTGTAGGATTCTCAGGAACAGCAGTAAGTCCTAGAGTCTCAACAGTTGCTTCAGTAGGAGTTACACTTCGTTCACCGCTTGAATTTATTGTATAAATTTGTATCTTATAAGTACCAGCTTCAGAAGGTAAAACTTCAAATTCTGACTCTTGTGTGTTTACAACAACTGGGTTTTCATCATCTTTTGTATAAATAAGTTGATAAAGTGATGCACCCTCAACAGATTGCCAATCAATAAAAAGTTTTGGAACAGGTCTATTGTTATTTAAAACAATTATTTCTTGAATTGCTTTTGTTCCATCAGATCCATCAACTATTTGAGGTGATGGTAAAAGGCTTGTAAGAATATTTATATTTTTTGCTGGTAGTTGTTCACCATCTTCAACTGCCGCATATTTCCCTTCATTAAAATTAACAGCAGAAATTGTATATGTTTTCTTTGTATTTTCTTTTATATTTACTACTCTAAATGCTTGAACATCTATTTCTCCTGATTCAAGAATAAACGGACTATTTGTCACTGGTGCTGAAGTAAAATTTGACGAAACATTTACAATTCCACCACTTGTATAGTTGGATATTGTTTTTGTTTCTACAGAACCATCAGAAAGCATACAACTTATCTGTGGACTATCACTTATGTCTGGCAAATTTGTAGCCGCAGCATTATCTAAAGTTATTTGTGAAACAGTTGCAGCTTTAACTAAACCGCCTCTCCTAGTAGAAGATTTCACTCTATCTGCAATTCCAACAATATCACCTATCCTTAAAATTGAACCCGCTGCAATATTTGTTTCAAAAGTAACTGTTTCTGTTTGATTTTGTTGTGTTTGTAAAAACCATTTCCCCACCCTTTGTGCCATACCTCTTGAAGTAGTGCCAAAAGTATTAATTGTTTTTGTTTGTGTTCCGTATTTTTCTTGTGCAGTGCTATCTTTAACAGTTACATAATCTATCTCTTGTGTTTCTAGATCAAAATAAGAAACATTTATAACATTAAACCTAGTTTTGGAAGATGAACTGGAATATAAAAAATCTCCACCTAAGACATTTGCATTATTAAAAACATAATCAAAACTTAATGCACTTGGGTTTGCATGGTCTTTTGGTGCATCTTGAGCAATTTTTATTGTGCCTTCTTCGTAATACGGTATTGCTCTCATAACAGAACAAATATCTTTAATAAGTGCCATTGCATCACGTCTATTATTGATATTTGCATTTATTGAAAAACGTGGTTCTTGCCCTCCATTTCCGTCATCAACTAAAGCACTACAATATGTACTGACCCCATAAAAAGTATAGGAATCTAGTTCAGATTCTGGTAATCCACAGCCACTTGTAGCATCTGTTAAAAGATCATATAAAACCCACGCTGGGTCACTTGTCCATGCTTTATCAGTTTTAAAAGTTCCATTAAAAGTTCCACTATAAGTGAGCCTTCCATTTGTAAGATCAACTGTTGCATTATGCGGTATCTTTACAAGTTTTCCTCTCAAGCGAAAACGGCGGTTTGGTGCAGATTGAAACAACTCAGAGCTAAATCTGAGTGCTGTATATGCTATGTTCGGATAATTATTTGACTCTCTTATAATTTGCCGCATTTCTGCTAAACGCATTGTATTAAAAGTGTTATCATCTCCAACATCATTTCCTCTTTCAACGCTTACAACTACTGGGAAGAATGAACCCGAAGCTCCAGAAGTGTTCGTGTTATATCCAGATAAATCTCTTAAATCAATACCATAATCTCTGTTATATGGGTTAAAACTTTTACCTTTTACTGTGTCATCAACTACTGTAATCGCAGAGCCATTGTTGGGATTTACTTTAATTATTACTTGTACGGAAGTTGACTCTCTATTTCCATCTTCTGAATTTAATACAAAAAACTGATCAAATTTGACTTTAACTTGGACGGTATCAATGCGAACATCACTAATGGTTGCTGATCGAGGTGTGGCTGACCCTCCAACTGGAAAAGTACATTCTTGCCCCTTGTCCCCTGTGATTACTTCGCTACTTTGCTGAAAAGCAGCAAAAAGAATCTCATTATTAGCTGTACCATCTTGAAACTCAAATTTTATTAAATCTTTTTGGTAATTAAATTCAGATGTATCTGGGTTTGTATTATCGGCATCAGCCTGTAAAACAGCGGTCTTATTCAAGAATAAGTCCTTTAGAAAAGCATTTTTATAAGCTGCACTGGTCTTGTCAGTTATTCCAGCTTTACTTGCTGTTGCACTTCCTTCAATTTGTCCTTCTCCTAGAGCATCAACGACAATACCAAAATCAATAGATTTTAATTTGTCAGAGTCTATAACTGCTGGAATTTCTCTAGAATACAGGATGCTGTTACTAGAAAACAGGTGATTACCACCGATAACCAATAAAGATGACATGATTAATTACCTCCTATGATCTTGTCTACATTGTTTGGTACAAATGGCATTTCTTATGCGTCCTCATTTACTACTTGAAAAGTGTCTATAGAAGAACTAACAACAGTGCTACCAACCAATGTTTCACCATAAACAATATTAATCGGAACACCTTGTTTTGAATTATTTAAAAGTCCAGAAAAAGAATAATTCGGGTCTTGAGGATCTTCTTGTCTTTGTGAGTTAAAAGGTTTGGGATCAGGTGATAACAAATCAGTGATACCAGAAACTATTAAATTTGTTCCGATCATAGTCAGAGCAGTCGTGGCAATAGTAGCCAAAACAGTGCTTCCTAAAATAGCTGCTGGTATGGCTGCTGAAGCAAATAAAGCACCAGCACCAAAAATAATTGGAAAAATCTCACCATGTACAATAGGAATAATTTTTATATCACTTTCTGTTTGCAAGTCTAATAAATCCTCAGTAATTCTTATATCACCAGCCATGATGCAATACTCTTGATCTTTTATATGTTCTCTTACTCCTTGAAAATTATTGATTAAAAAACTAAAAGCTTCCTTTGGACTTTTTGCCTTTATCTCAAAGCTAGACTGTCCAATAAATTTTCGTAATCTTCCATAAATTGTTAATTTAATCATTTATTTCAGATGGATATACAACAATAATAGACTCTGATTTAGGTTCAACAAGATAAAAAGGTAAATCTAAATACTTACAGGCCATTCTATCAGTATGACTAAAAGCCATTTCGCCATTGGGGTGGCTGTGTACGATACCAAGAACTTCTCCTTGATCTTCCCCAGCGGCATAGTCTAAAGGATCTATAACAAAAGATTTTTCTTTATATGCTTGTGATATGTTTTTACATTTCCAATAAGTTTCAATACCATCAACATCAATTATTAGACCGCAACACTCCTCTGGATATGCATCTGTAGCATGGTCAAAAGCTTCAGTAGCCCAAATATATTCACTTATCATACAAACGTGCCTACGGCTGGGAATAAGTCTCTTGTGACAACTCTTTGAGGTACTAATCTATTCTCTAAATCATGTGCTGCTGTAAGTTCAAACTGAACAACCTGTCTATTCTCAACAGCCTTACGATCAATAACAAATATCTCGTCACGCAATCTGTCTGCACTAGGAGTCCCAAATGGATTAGTGCCAGAGGAAAAATTAGAATTATCTAAAGCAGATGCTAATGGCATTTTTCTTGTAACTTTTGCATCTATTAAATCATTATGCGGAGTGACTTCATTAACTAGCTGTAAAAAATCACTCATAGTAACCACCAATCCTGTATTCGGATTTTGTACAATACCGCCTAAATTGGAAAAAGTAATTGTAGGTCTTGGCAAAACACCTGTGCTGTTTCTTTCAAAACCTTCAATTTTCACTGCTACTCTTTGATAAGAATTTGATTGAAAAATAACTTCACCAAAAGAATTAAGGTTTGCACCAGCATGAAACCTATAAACAGTAGGCAAATTCTGTGGGTTTCCTGTAGCAATGTGTTTACCAACAGTAAGCTCTAACTCAAAAAGTTCAATGATAGAACTAGGATTTATTTTATTAAGTTCAGTAAAAGGTATAGCCATTATGGTTCAAATACCTCCCTAAACACACAACTCAATCTAACTCTATTTAAAAATGGTATTGATCTTGGGAAAGAAGTGCAAACAAATTTTCTTGAACTTGTCTCACTGGGCAATGTGTAATCAAAAGATGCCCCATCATCTACTCTTGCATTTAAAAAACTTATTGCTGTATCTGCGTCAGTTTGCGATAATTCAAAAGTTAAATTTACAGATAAAGGATTCTGATTCAATCCCTCCGTCAAGCGTTGTTCAAAGCCATCACCAAAACTCAAAATATTTACTTTTGGTCTTGCATCAATCCTAGTGTTATATATAGGGTTTGTTATAGGAAAAGTTGCCATCAGTTAAGTAAACCTCCAGATCGTTTTTGATTAATTATTTCAGCTTGTATTGCTGCGGCAAGCTGTTCTCCAAACTGGTTTGACTCTTGATCGTTACCTTGAACAGAAGTACCAGAGGCATCAACATTTACAACAATGTTATTAGTAACAGATTCTCCTCCCATTGGAACAGATGGGATTATCGTTCCAGAGGCTCTTGGAACAAATAGCTCAGGTTGACGTTCACCAACAATGTAAGGTTGATTAGCTCTTACAGGCCCACCATCTGCTTTAAAAAGCCCTCCAAGAATACCGCCAAGAAATCCTCCTAATCCTTTTTTCTCTCCACCGCTTGCAGCCGAACCAAAAGCCTCTCCAAAGCCACCAATAAGCTTGTCTATCTGAGCATCAAGTATTTTATCTCTAATACGGTTTAATACATTCGTCATAGCCTCTCCAAAGGTTTTCGCACCAGTTATGGCATCTCTTAAATTATTTTTTATACTGCTTTCAATTTCTTCACCGATTTCAGTAAATTTCTTTTTAAGTTCTTCAGCAGCGGCTTTATTTTTTTTAATTTGTTCTTCTTGATCCTCAAGTTTTTTATTTGATTTATCTATCTCATTTGTAGTTTTAATTTGTTCATGCAACTTATCTCTTAGAATTTTATAATTTTTGTGTTCAACAGCTAATTGTTTATTTAATGAATTTATTGCTCGTTTATTATTAGTTTCTTCTGCTTGTGCAAGCCTTCTTAAAATTTGCACCCTCCTTGCATCAACTTTAGCCATTTCTGCTCTAAGCATTTCCGCACCACCTTCTTTTACTGCTTTATTAAAATTATCTTGTTCTCTTTTTGCCTTTATTAGGGCAGTTGTAAAGCCACCCACAAGACCTATGATTGCAACAAAAGGCAATGCGTTTAATGCAACTGCAGCAAGACCTCCAGCAAATGCTAATTTTGTTAAACCAGCGGTCACTAAAGGAATTGCAACTGCAACACCTTTGGCTGCAACAGCTATAGAACTTAAAATCAAAGCAGTTTGTCCTATTGGGGAGTTAACAAATTCCGTAGTTTTCACAATCAATTCAGTCAATAACTTGGTAACTTCTTCAACTACTGGTCTTAATTGATCTCCAAAAGCTATTGATAAGTCCTCTGTTGCATTACTAAAGTTTTTAAATACTTGAGTAGGATCATTTTTTAATAATTCTTGCAAAAATCCACTACCCTCATTTCCAACTTTTCCTAAAGCTCTCAAAACAACTTCACTGGTCAATTCCCCTTCAGCTGCTAATTTTTTAAGTTCTCCAATAGTCACGCCAAGTTCAGCAGCAATAGGAGCTAAAACAGTTGGTACTTGTTCTGAAACACTCCTAAATTCATCACCAGCCAGCCTTCCTGAGCCAAGAGCCTGAGCTAGTTGCCTAAATGCGTTTGATGATTCTTGTGCAGATGATCCAGCTAATTTTGCAGCGGTGTTGAATCCAAAGAATACAGTCCTAATATCTTCAACTGATGTTCCAAGTGGAGCTAATCTTGCTGTTATATCTGTAACACCCTCAAGAGCTTCAGTTGCACTTAATCCAAAAGCTTTCTGGGCATCTGTAGCAATCTTTAATGACTTACCAAAACTACCACTCTCTTTTGTAAGCAATCCCAGTCTTACTCTAAGCTTTTCAAAATTTGCTGATGTATTTACCGCTTGCCTACCAATTAAAACTATACCAGTCGCAGCAATAGCGGTTCTTAAGCCATTAAATGAGTTCTGTAATTTATTTGTCTGATTCTGTACACCATTCAATGCCCTAGTCGCACCGCTAGCATCAACTCTTAATCTAACGACTGCTTCTGCCACAAATAAAAAAACCTTTACTCTATATTACCTTGAATTGCGTTTTTGTCGTTGCAACGCTTTTTTTTCTTCGTCAGTTTTTATTTCATAATATCCAGCCCAATAAATAAGCTCTGCCTCAGTCATATTCATTCTGAGTTCTTGCACTGTCTTGCCAAGTTCTGTTGCTAGGAAAAACTCAAATCTTAACCAGTTATCCCCGTTTATTCTTTTTTTGCTGTATCAATATTTAATTCTATTTCATTTAAAAATAACTCAAGCTCATTTAATACTTTTTCTGGAAGCTGTCTTTGCAATATAGGAGCATCTGACATATCAAAAGCTTGTGTCCCATCTTCTTTTTCTGCCATTTGACAAAGTAGTTGAGTTGATACAACTAAAGCATCAGCATTTGCTCCAGCTAATTGTTGTGCTTTGACTCTTGCATATCTTGTAATCGGTTTGAAGTATAAACTCATAATTACTTCATCTTTAGAGTTTTTTACATCAAACTTTCTTCTTGTGACCATTTCATCTTGAAACGCTCCAAGCAATACGTCTGCGGTTCTCTTAGTTGTCATAAATAAATGCGAAGAATTTTACTTTTAAATTGCTGATGTAATTGTGCCAGATGGCTTGAATGTGATGTTGATTGTACTAACATCACCAAGTGATGAGCCTTGTTCAAAGTTTGTTATAAGGCCGCTGAAGCTGATCTTTTTTGTTCCGCTTGCACTATCAGGAAAAAGCTCAAAAGATGCTGTTGCAGCGTCACCAGTGGTTAAAACTCCATCCATAAAAGTTGCAGTCTCTCCAGAGGCAGCGTTGTCATATTGAAGAACAGCAGATCCCTCACCTTCAATAAGTCC